GCTCAGATAGCCCCGGGTGGTTCTGTTGTATGGTCAACAGGTGCAACTCAGATTATTAAAAATGCAACCACTGTAGCAGAGATGACACTAGATGTTACAAAGCAGGGTAATACAAATAACTGGATCTATCATAGAATTACACAGTCTTCATATAACATAGCAATTAATGATGGATTACAAACAGGTTTAACAGTAACAGCAACTGGTAATCCACAGTCAGGAAATTCAGACTTCCCAAGTGGTACAACACTATCAGAAATTTTAGATTGGTATAGTCCACCATATCTAAGATTTAATAATAGAAACAGTAACGGTGTGGTTAGTAACAATGAAACTATTACTTTGTCAATTAACCCAGGTGGTGCTATAGATAGAACGAACTTCTTGTACTTTACAAAAGCAAGTTGGGAATCAACTGGTGCTATTGCAGGTACTGAGGTAAGTGATAGTAAGTTTCCGGGAGGTACATACGTTTCTACTGTACAAGGACCATTAACATTTGGTGGTGTTGAATATTACAGAGTAACATTTACGCAGAACTCCAATACTAATATTAATGCAGGAAGTACTGTAGGGTTCTTATTTGGACAACCACCTTACGCACAGCCAGGTGAAACAGTATTTTCATTTATTGCAACACCAGGTGAACAGTCATCCTTGATGTTAGGTACGTTGAAAGAATTAACAAATACAACGTTGGGCGGACGAGGTACGTTCCCGAACGGTCCAGACGTATTAGCAATTAACGTTTATAAGGCGGAGGGTGCTGATACTAAAGCGAACATTATTCTAAGATGGGGTGAAGCTCAGGCGTAATTATTTTACGTTGAAAGCAATAACAGTCCTAATACAATCTTTTCCACTAGGTAAAACTGTATGTTTCAAGTAACTAGGAAACATTAGTATTCTGCCTTTGACAGGTTGATATACATATTCTTGCCACGAGTAAGGTGCGTTATCTCTCATTGTATGTCCGTATTCTACAAAAGGATTTGGATTTCTAAACATTATTCCTCCTGCACTTTCATTAGCACGAACATAATACACACCACTTATTTGTCCTACGTTATGATGATGTTCATTATGAATATCACCTTCTTTATAATCTTGTGTCCACCAGTTAAAACTATATCCTTCATGTATTCTATTCATTGCATTTTTATTTTGATAATCTCTAACACACATATCTATTTCTGTTTTTAGTTCAGGTGTATCATAATTAAGATCTATAACTTTATCTTTCTCAAAATAATCAGTGGCATGGGGAGCATTTTGATCTGGTCTTTGTAATTGGTCAACACGTTCCTCTACAAGTTTTTCTACTTGATTAGCTACCCAGACAGGAACATCATGTACAAGTATACCAGTTGGAAATATATTTTCGTACTTCATTATAGTGGCACGTAATAATTTAAAGGATTACCACCAGGCATAAAAGTACCAGGTTGATTCATTCTTAAATTATCTTCATGTAGTTGTAAACCAGTCTTAGGTTGCTTGTTAACTAGAGGTGTCTGGATATGTTGTAGCATAGTATCAATAGGTTGAATGTTAAATGCGATGGTTATACGAGGCTCATCATTATCCCAATCACTTATTCTATGTTCCATGTTAGTTGAGTGTGTTATTAATAATTGACCATTTTTATTTTCAACTTTATGTATTTCTTCTGCACCTATTTCTCTATATTCTGCATAACTTGGTTCACAGTTTACACCATATATACCATGAAAGCAATCTGCACCGCCACCATAGTCGTGTCCATGCCAATCTAATACTTCACCTTTGTTAGGCCAATAATTTAACCAACCTACTATCCAATAACCTTGTCTAGTATCGTGATGTACTTCAGTTTTAAAGAAGTGTTGTATTTCTTTGTACAAAGAAAATATTTCTGGCATAGTACTTGTAAACAAATTATAGTGCGGACTACAAGCAGTACATAAACTAGGGTGCGGAACGTTTGCTAAACCGTTTGGTATAGCAATTTCATTTGCAATTTGATTAGCTAGGAACTTACTTGTATGTGTAAAACTAGCTAGGTTGTGATTGAGCTGGGTCTTGTATATTTTCATCTGGCGCCGCTATCTGTTGGTTTGCTTGACTATCCCCAGGAGCAAGTCTAAAATTATCTTCTATTGAGTCAGGTGTACTTACTTCAGTAATTGAACTACCTGCTTCAATGGCTTCTAATTGATGCGGCATAAGTGGAGGATTTCTCCAAGTATCTCCTGCTTTGATTACAACTTCCATTGTTTGTGCCTTAGCAGTATCAATATATCTTAGTTTAAAACTTCCTTGATTAACAAACCAAGATTCGTCTTTTTCTTTATGAAAATGCATTGACATTTTAGATCCTGGCTTTTCAAAAACCAAAATCTTACCACAGTAAGAATCGTTGGTTGCCCAAATTAATTCGTATCCCCAACCTTTATCTACCTTACCACTATGTCTTGCTGGCATCTATATACTCCTGTATGGTCTTAAACTTATATTCACCTATACTATTAATTAGTTTAGTATTGTCTGCACAGGTATAATATTGATACTGTCCAACCAAGTGTTCTGGTAAAGGTATTGTTTTAACTTTTGCATCATATTTTTTAGCATAAGCATTAGCAATATCCATAAATGATGGTGCAACTCCTGTACCAATATTCCAAATATCAGTAGCATCTACATCAAACATTTTTTCAATAATTTGGCATACATCTCCTACCCAAATAAAATCTCTTCTTATGTGTTCGCTTTTTTCAAACACAGTGATTTCTTTTAAATTTTTAGCTTGTAATTCAAACTTACCAAAAACACTTTGTTGTTCGCCCTTGTCTTGTTCTCCCGGTCCATAAACATTAAACAATCTTAGCCCTTGTACATTAATTCTAAATTCAGGTATTTCAAAAACCGTTTTATCAAACAAGTATTTGCTCCAACTATATGGACTTTGTGGATATACAGGATCGTTTTCTTTTATTTGTTTTAAGTCGTTACGAGCTTGTACGTTTCCATATACACTTGCACTTGAGGCATATATTAATGTTGTACCACTTTGATCACAAAGCTGTAAAAGTCTTTGACTAAATTCTAAATTTTGTTTTAATACTTTTTCAACATCACGTTCTGTTGTACTGCTAATTGCACCAAGGTGTACGACTCTATCATAGTCTTGAGGATCAGGTACTTTGTTTTCAATATAATCATATCCTTCTACTTCATGTCCTTTGTGTTGCAAATATGCACCTAAGTTTCTACCAATGAAACCTTTATGTCCTGTTATTAATACTCTCATGCTTTCATTCTTTCAATAGTTTTAGTTGTTGAATGTCCTTCTACAGTTGGAAAAATTTCTACTTTGGCTATGTCATTTCCAACAACTTGTTCTACAGTATAATCGCCTCCCTTAACAATTACATCTGGTTGTATTTCTTTGATTATTTCGTATGGTGTATCCTCTTCAAATATAACTACATCATCTACATAACCCAATTCTAACAATGCTTCTTTACGTGTATTCTGATCGTTTATGGGTCTTAAATCGCCTTTTAAACGCTTGACAGAAGAATCACTATTAATGCCCACCACAAGGCGTTTTCCCAGCGTGTGTGCGTGTCTAAGTAGCTTTAAATGGCCAGTATGCAGTATATCAAACACCCCATTAGTCCATACGATATTGCGTTCCAAATCGTCCTGTTGTATTATAGCAACACCTCTCTTTTCAACTATCCTAGCCGCGGCATAACAAGCCAATTTACATGACTCAAATATATCAATTCCCTTATCAATACCATAGGCTATAACTGCCATTACAGTATCTCCTGCACCTGTAACATCTGCAACTTCTTTGACTGGTTCTACAAAGTGTTGATATTCTCCTTTGTTGTTTAGAACGTGCATACCTTTTGCACCATCTGTCACAACTAACCAAGTCCAATCTAATCTGTGCATTTGTCTTAATGCATTTGCTTTATCATATGTGCCAAACCATGCTTCATACTCTTGCATATTTGGTTTAACAAGATATGCTCCATGATACAAGTTTGCATCTTGTTTAGGATCAACTAAAATTTTTGCGTCTTTGCCTAATAGTTTTCCTATTGTGTCTCTTTTTACTGTTCCTTTTGCATAGTCACTTATACAAATAATATCTGTTTTCTTTATGCTGTTATAAAATCTTTCTATTAGATTTCCTTCATATAATTCTTCTCTATCCCAACGTACAATGTGTTGACCTTGTTGTCCAACTAGTCTAGTTTTAGTTGTAGTAACCTTATGATCTTGTGCCATAGTAACGTGTAATTTACTAGCTTCTACTAATTCTAATAATTTAAAACCTTCTTTGTCATTTCCTGTAGCACTAGTAAGTTCAACTTCTGAACCTAAACTTTTTATATTAAGTGCTAAATTACCTGCACCACCTATTGAATATTCTTGTTTTGTTTCTAACAATACCGGAACAGGTGCTTCTGGAGACATTCTATTAGCTTCACCGACTATCCATCGGTCTAACATTATGTCTCCATATACTCTAATCATATGTATAGTCCTATGTAGAATGCTAGGATAAGAAACAATATCCAAAAGATTATTTTTATCATTTATTTCTCCAATAAGGATATAAGTTGAAAAACAGTTTGTAATTTTGTTAAGTTTGATTTACTTTGTAAGGTATTTCTTAGTCCTTGATGTAATGGCTTTGGCCATTTACCAAAACTTACCCAAGCATATCCGTTGTGTTCACCATTAAGTTTTGGAATAAATTCACTTTCAACAACACAAAGATATGTGTGAAAATTAAATTTTTCATCATTGCTTACAAAAGTTTCTAGTGGAATAGATTTTACAATAGAAGGACAGTCTCCTATTTCTTCTTTGATTTCTCTTATCAATGCTTGGTAAGGAATCTCTTCACTTTCATTAGTACCACCTACTAGTCCCCAAACATCAGCTTGACGGCTTTGTGTTCTATGTAAAAATAAGAACCTCTGTGTATCTAACGTGTAGAAGAGAGCTCCACTACAAATAATCTTGCTCATATTAGTAATTATGCTAGAGTACTAGGCGCCAGGTTCCTTTTCGATACTCGCCTTCGAACGTTAAAGTCCATGCAGTACCGTCCCATTTATATTGGACACCTGTATTTAAATTGGTTGTATATGTAACTTCTGGTACTGTTGAATCTTCGCCACTATTACCACTGGCATCAAAAACAATATTCCAATCATTTCCGTCCCATTCAACAATATCGTTTTCTTTGGCAATTAAATCGCCTTTAGATCCTTTCCAAGCATCAGCACCATCTTCATTTCCTGCATCACCTACATCAGCTAATAGCAATACTCTTATACCATTGCCTCTTATGTTGATAGGATTAACTTTAGTTGGATCTATAATATAATCTATTGTTCCTTTTGTTGTTAAAGGACCAACTATAACTGTATTTGTTGGGATAGTATCTTCATCCCAATTAACAACAATCTGTGTTTCATCTAAACTGTTTAATGCAAAAGTACCTACAACTGAAGTTGTAAATCCTTCTCTTTCTAAATAAATTTTACTTAATGAAGCTCTGTATGTACCTGGTTGTGAATCAAGTACTGTACGCCAATTTATCTCACCAGCAATACCGTTCTTACCTAGTTGTACAATGTTACCCATTACGATAGCATCGTAACCAGACGCAGTAGATACTGCCAAGTTTGCTGTTGACTTGCTTGATTTACCCATACCTGATTTACCTGCTGTTGATGTATCTGAACCTTTGGCCAAGTTTGCGTTACTATCATCGTATCCTTGTAGTTCAGGCATACTTGCTTGTAGGTCAATAGTACCTTTGCTTTCATCAAATATACTCATAATAACATTTGTAATAACACCTAACTTTTTAACTTTCGCAGGTGGACTAATATATATTGGTGTACTAAATCCTAAAGTTGCAACATCAATATCTGTTTCAGTTCCTACTGGAATACTTCTTGAACTGAAGTTAATGTTTTCTAAATTTACAACTGATAAAGAAGTCCAGTCTACATAGTTGTCAGTTGTTTGTATTTCTAAACTAGGATTGAACAGCATTAATATCTGTTCCATAATTTGTAATTTTTGTTCTGTATTTGTTGACCATATATCTGCTGTTACATTTAAAGTATATGGTGTAGGCATCATACGTTCAACAGTATAATTTTTACCTTGTGTGTTTAAATATTCTTTTCCTGTTGCATCATATTCTCTTTCTCTAAGATGCACCTTACCTGTAAAACTTGGATCAGCAGTTCTAGTTCTGTCCATCTCCATTCCTGTAACATATACACCTATACGTGGAGCACTAGGAATTTTATTTTCTGAATTATCTCTTATGATAGCACCTACTTGACGTGTAATATCTCCATACATAACAGGAACTTGAACTAATTGTCCTTTGCCGTCAGCATACGAGAAGTTACTCAACAATCTAATTATTTGAGTAATGTATCTTCTTATTTGTCCATCATAAAAATGTAGCATTAATTATCCGCCTTAGGTTTAAGTGCTTTACTCAAAGGTTGTCTTTCTTTAACAGATTCACCACCTATTGTATTTGTAGTAGTGTTATTAACAAACGTTCCTTTTTGTGTATTTCTAGTATCAGTATTAGACATTGTAAGTCTTACACTATCTTCTTGTTTAGCCCAACGTTGTCCATCATATCTAAATAATCTATTTGGCATAAAGTCTGTCCTTAAAAAATAATCACCTTTGATTTGATTCAATGGAAAACTAGATCCATGTCCAAATGATTCTCCATTTGGTGCAATACCATCACCTAGCAAGTAACCATCGTATCCTGATCTTTCTGGAGTTTGATTAACTCTATCAGCAAGTAAATTTTGTTGTGATATATCTAGTGTATTTGTATCAGTTGTAACAAGTTCTGGCTTACCAAATTTATCAACTTGTAGTGTGTAAAATTGTTTTGTATTATAACCTGATTTAGGTGCGTCTGCTTCTGCTTGAGCAACAACGGCATTATTAATTTGCATTTCTTTTTCATAAGTAGAAAGAACATCACGTAAAGTATTTGTACTTCCTTCTTCTGATGGTAAATCAAGTATTTCTTTAAACTCTTGTGAGTCAACAATTTGTTTTAATTTAATTCTATATAAATGCGGATACCAACTTTGTGAAAATCCTTCTGCCGCTCTGTTTACATCTTCAACAACGTAAAAACGTTTTAGTGCTACTTGATAATCATTAAGGGCATACTCATCTTTTAAGTGTGGTAATTCTATAACATCGCCTGGCATAATTTTACGGCCTAATGTTTTAACACTAGTGTTGATAGGTATTGTCATAAACAATGTATCGTTCTGCAAAAACAGTCCAAATTGACTCATATCAAAGTCAATATCTTGTACGTTGTATATGCCACGTATTACATAAATGTCTGGATCGTATTTTCTATCCCTATTTTCAAGGAAAAGCATATCCTGAATATTGGTCTCTTTTACAGCATTATAGCGAGGCTGTGAAGGAGTAGCATCTGCTTCATCTGGATTAGAAGGGCCTAAATATTTGTGTACGAACACATCAGTACCACCAACGGTGAACATTTCCGTGATGGTTTTGTCTAGAAATTCGTAATCTTTGCCCTTTTCGGGTTTGTATAAACTGAGTCTTGGCATAACATTAGTATTTATCGAACGTATAAATACATATGGAGAACAAGATATGTCAGATTTAAAAAGCATGAAACAAGAAGTATTTGATTACATCAACCTAAGTTTAGGTGGTGGAATGGTGGACGTAGAGCTTGATCCAGAGCACTACGAAACAGCATTAAAGAAATCACTTTCAAAATTCAGACAAAGATCAGATAATTCAGTTGAGGAATCATACATATTTTTACCAACAATAATTGATCAAAATACATATATTCTACCACAAGAAATTGTTGAGGTTAGAAGAATATTTAGAAGAAGTATTGGATCAAGAAGTGGTGGTGGTGACGGTGGTACATTGTTTGAACCATTCAACCTAGCATACACAAATACGTACCTTTTAGCAAGTACTAACATGGGCGGACTTGCTACCTATGATATGTTCAGTCAATATCAAGAATTAGTAGGAAGAATGTTTGGTAGTTTTATTGAATTCAAATGGAACACTACAACAAAAGAATTAGTTATCCTACAACGCCCAAGAGCAGAAGAAGAACTGTTATTGTATTGCTATAATTATAGACCAGATTCAGAATTATTAAAAGACTATCTAGCCCAACAATGGATCAAAGACTATGCACTCGCTACGTGTAAATATATGCTTGGCGAAGCAAGAAGTAAGTTTGCCACTATAGCTGGCCCACAAGGTGGATCAACACTAAACGGTGACGCACTCAAAAATGAAGCAGTTGCTGAAATGGAAAAACTTGACGAAGAACTTAAAACGCAAGTTGCTGGTGGTGTTGGCTACGGATTCACAATTGGTTAATAATTACTTGACATCCCGATAAATTTATAGTAGTATTAATAATAACACTAACGAAAGGAACAAAGTTCTGATGAATAAATTGTGTTTAATTACTATAATGGCTTTTATGTTGAGTGCTTGTAGCATTCCATCAAATCCTTCATTATCATTTGGTAAGAAGTGTTCGGTGAGTAAGGGTCAAATTACATATTCTTACGTTTGGTTGTATGACAAAGAACTAGGTCTAAATGCAAACAAAGAAGATTGTCAGTATATTGAGAATAAGGACTAAACTATGATTATTGGAATTTGCGGCTTAATTGGGTCGGGCAAAGATACTATTGCAGATTATCTGATTAGAAAGCATAACTTCCAAAAAACTAGTTTTGCAGATAAACTCAAAGATTCTGTAAGTGTTATGTTTGACTGGGATCGTGAATTGCTAGATGGCAAAACCGACGAAAGTAGAGCATGGCGTGAAGAGATAGACGAGTACTGGACAAAAGAAACCGGTGAAACCATTACCCCTAGACTGGTATTGCAGTTATTTGGTACAGAGTGTATGCGTGATGGTTTCTACGACGGAATATGGGTCAGCTTAACAAAGAAGAAAATACTAGACAATCCTGAAACAAACTTTGTTATACCAGATGTACGTTTTCCTAATGAAGCTAAAATGATACATAGCATAGGCGGTCAAGTATGGAGAGTAAAACGTGGTGAGGATCCAGCTTGGTTTACTGACTGGGTAGAGTATGGAACTGAGCCAAAGGACGTACACCCTTCAGAATGGGCTTGGGCTAAAACTAAATTTAACAGTACAGTAGATAACAATGGTACTGTAGATGATCTTAGAAATCAGGTACAAGATCTCCTTGCTTCCACTTAAATCCTTCTTTATATAAAATTTTAGTGCAATTAGCACAAACAGTTTTTAGATTACTGAATCTTACATTATTCATATCACCATCAATATAGTATACACTAAATTGTTCTTTGTGCTTACTCTTGTATCCACACTTATCACAAACCTTCTTTTGTTCATACCCGGCTTGTTTCCACTTAGGTGGACTGTAACGCACCTTACCATATCTGGTACAGGCTTCACACTTACTACGATAGAACGTCTTACCATTCTTTTTGTAGTTTATAGCAACAGGTCTTTGGCCACAGGCACATAAAGGTCTCATATATGTATTTACCTGCCCTTTGTGACCCCTTTTTCAGGGTAGTTATAGCCTTGAAATGTGAGTTTTGGTATAAATAATAGTAACAAGCATTATGCTAACAGGAGAAACAAAATGGCTTTAGTATCACCAGGAGTACAGGTTTCCGTAATAGACGAAAGTTTTTACACCCCGGCGGAACCAGGTACAGTACCAATGATTTTTGTTGTATCTGCTCAAGATAAGAAAAACGCATCTGGAACAGGAACAGCAACGGGAACAACAAGTGCGAATGCGGAAAAACCGTATTTGGTAACTTCACAAAGAGAATTAGTAGAATTATTTGGAGATCCAACTTTCTACACAGATACAAACAACAATGCGTTACATGGTAACGAGCTTAATGAGTACGGATTACAAGCGGCTTATTCATACTTAGGTGTGGCTAACAGAGCTTACGTAACAAGAGCAAACTTAAACACTTCAGAGTTGGTTGCAACTGCAACTGCTCCAGCGGCAAATCCAGCAGACGGAACTTACTGGTTTGATACTGCAAATAGTGTGTTTGGTATCTTTGAATGGAATTCAGCGGCGGCAACGACAACTGGTGGTCAGAGCTTTAGCAATAAGATTCCAACAGTAATTACAGATGCAACTAAGGTAACAGGCGGAGCACCTAAAACTTCTGTTGGCGCAGTAGGTGACTATGCCATTGTTGCAACTACAACTTTAAATAAATTTTACTACAAAAATTCAAGTGGTACTTGGGTACAAGTAGGTTCAAGTGCATGGATTGGTTCATGGGCTACAGTAACAGGAACTGAAAGTAATCCAACTATATCAGCGGCGGCGACAATGAGTTTGAACTCAACTGTTGTTACAGCTGGTGGTACTGCTTTAAGTGATGTAGTAACAGCTATTGCTGGTGCAGGTATTGCCGGTGTAAGTGCCGCAGTAGTAGATGGAAAATTAGAAATCTTTTCAACAGGCGTTGATATTGTGTTAGCAACTAACAGTTCAACACTATTATCAGAGATTGGATTAACAGCAGGAACATATAAAGCACCAGCTTTAACTATTGCTCCACACACATCAGTACCAGGATACAAATCCACTGATACTGCACCAAGACCAACTGGTTCTTTATGGATTAAAACTACAGAGCCAAACTTAGGTGCTAAATGGGCCGTTAAAAAATGGAACGACACAACTAAATTGTGGGAAACTATTTCTGCTCCAATTTACACAACTAACCAAGCGGCGTTATACGGTTTAGATAAAACTGGTGGCGGTGCTAACTTGGCAGTTGGTGCATTATACATTAACTATAATAATGCAGAACTATCAGACGTAGTTGGTGACTTTAAAATTCACAGACGTGTGGCAACAGGTGCAACAGCAATTACTTCAAGCATAATTGCGGCACAGGTTACAGCAGGAACTTACGCATTTAACATTCAAGAAACATTAGTAAACAATGCGGCATTACAGGCGGCAAAAACTATTAGTGTAACAACTACTGGTGCTTCAAGTGATGCAGACGTAATTGCAGGTGCAATTAACTCAGCAGGATTTACTAACATTGTTGCAAGTGTTGATGCAAGTAACAGAATTGTTATTTCACACAATGACGGTGGTGACTTTAGAATTAAAGACACAGGTGGCGTATTAGGATTAGCAGGATTTAGTGCATACGTAGATGCTAACTCTGGAACTCCTAACTTATACACAGCACCAACAGGTGATACAGCAAATGACTTTGTTGCAAGTAACTGGCAAGTATTAACTTATACTGCAAGTCCAACGGCTGTAACAGCTTTAACAAGTGATAAAACTTTATGGTACAGTTCAGTTGTAGATGAAGTAGACATCATGATACACAATGGAACTACTTGGGTAGGATATCAAGATTCAACTGCTCCATACTTTGCGGCAAGTGATGCAGATAAAACAGATCCAAAAGGTCCAATCGTAAGTGCTACAGAGCCAACTTTACAATCAGATGGTACTGCACTTAAAAATGGTGACTTATGGATTTCAACAGCAGACTTAGAAAACTATCCTAAGATCTACAAATACAACGGTAGCACATTACTTTGGGTACTAGTTGATAATTCAGATCAGACTACAGAAGATGGTATTGAGTTTGCAGATGCAAGATATAACACTTCAGGGGCTAATAGTGCAACAGCAGGAACTATTGAAGCACTATTAAGTTCAAACTACTTAGACCCAGATGCTCCAGATCCAGCACTATATCCAAAAGGTATGTTGTTATGGAACTTAAGACGTTCTGGATTTAACGTTAAGAAATTTGTTAGAAACAGCATTAACACAGCAGGTAACAATGCTAGATTTAACAACAACGAATCAATGGCTTCATACTATGCTCACAGATGGGTAACTGAATCAGCTAACCAGGCAAATGGTGCAGGTTCATTTGGTAGAAAAGCACAAAGAAAAGTTGTTGTACAAGCATTACAGGCAATGGTTAACGGCAACCAAGAGATTAGAGATGATCAATCAAGAATCTTTAACTTAATGGCTTGTCCAGGTTACTCAGAACTAATTGGTGAAATGGTAACATTAAACACAGACAGAGGCTTAACAGCATTTGTTGTTGGTGACTTACCATTTAGATTAAGTGCTGATGCAACTACAATCAATAACTACGCAACAAACGTAAACCTAGCAGTTGAAGATAACGATGACGGACTTGTAACTAGCGATGAATACTTAGGTACTTTTTATCCAAGTTTATTCTCAAGCGATAACGCAGGTAAGAACATTGTTGTTCCAGCGTCACATGGTATACTTAGAACTATAGCATTAAGTGATAGTGTTTCGTTTCCATGGTTTGCTCCAGCAGGAACAAGACGTGGTGGAATAACTAACGCCTCAAGTGCAGGTTTTATTACATCAGAAGGTGAGTTTAAAGCAGTAGCATTGAACACAGGACAACGTGATACATTGTACAGCAATAAAATTAACCCAATTACGTTCTTAACAGGAGCGGGACTTGTCAACTACGGACAAAAAACTAGAGCCAAAAATGCTAGTGCGTTAGATAGAATCAACGTTGCTAGACTAGTTGTTTATCTAAGAGGACAGTTAGACAAACTTGCTAAACCTTATATCTTTGAGCCAAATGATAAGATCACAAGAGATGAAATCAAAGCTCAAGCAGATAGCTTATTACTAGAGTTAGTAGGTCAAAGAGCATTATATGACTTCTTAGTTGTATGTGATGAATCAAACAACACACCAACAAGAATTGATAGAAATGAACTTTACTTAGACATAGCGATTGAGCCGGTTAAAGCAGTTGAGTTTATATACATTCCGTTAAGACTTAAAAATACAGGTGAAATAGCGAAGCTTTAAAAGGATAAATATATTTAACAGGAGATATTAACAATGGCAATTTCAACACTATCAAAAATTACAGTCCCATTAGATTCTAGTGCATCTAGTTCTAATCAGGGCTTGTTGATGCCGAAACTCCAGTATCGCTTTAGAGTGAGCTTAGAGAACTTCGGAGTATCAACACCAACTACAGAGTTAACAAAACAAGTTGTTGACGTAACAAGACCAAACGTAAGTTTTGAAGACATCCAAGTTGATGTATACAACTCAAGAGTATACCTAGCAGGTAAACATACTTGGGAACCAGTTACATTAAACTTAAGAGAAGATGTTTCAAACAACGTACAGAAACTTGTTGGTGAACAACTACAGAAACAATTTGATTTCTTTGAACAATCAAGTGCGGCATCAGGTAGCGATTATAAATTCGTTACTAGAATTGAAATACTTGACGGTGGTAACGGAATCAATACTGCAAACGTATTAGAAACATTTGAATTATACGGTTGTTATTTACAAAGTGCTAACTACAATACATTAGCATACGCAACAAATGATCCAGTAACAGTTGCATTAGCAATTAGATACGACAACGCAATCCAAACACCACAAGGAACAGGTGTAGGAACAGCAGTTGGAAGAACTGTAAATACTTTAATTACAGGCGGTGGATCTACGTAAGATCAAACATAATATTTCCTGAACATAGAAAGGGTGTCTTTTTAGGCACCCTTTTTTTTATCTGCGTACTTAATTATTTTGATAAATATTATTATGGCAAACAAACTTAATGGATTTCTGGATAATGTAGTTAGTGGTGCTTTAAGCCCAAAGGGTAACCTGGGTGACTTTGCACACGCGGCCAGACTGTATGTAGATGATGCACACAGATTATCCCCTAAACATAAATTTTTATATCATGTAAGTTTTAACTTAAACCCATCAGCGGTTGCAGTTATACCTCAATTAAAAACTGAGGAAATTAATATGCTTGTTAAAAGTGTTGACTTACCTAAGTATTCAATTAGTACAACACTAAAACATCAATACAATAAAAAAGCAAACTTACAAACAAGATTAGACTACGATCCAATCAGTATTACTTTCCATGATGACAACTATGGCCAAACAACAGCTATGTGGGAAGCCTACTATCGTTATTACTACAAAGATGGTAGCTATGCTAAATTAGATGGATCTAACGATCCTACTGATACACATCCAGCTTATTCAAGAGGCAATACATACGCCGAAGACGAACGTAACATTTATAGATATGGTTTTGATAACGATAGTGATAAACACTTTTTTAGAAGTATACAAATTTATCAAATGTCAAGACATAGATATACTTGTTTTACATTAGTCAATCCTATCATTAGTGAATGGGCACATGACACAATGGAAAATGCTTCAAGTGATGCTGTACAAAATACAATGCAAGTACAATATGAAACTGTATGGTATTCAAGAGGTGGAGTAAGAGAAGGTTCTTCACCTAAGATGTTTGGAGCGGCAAGTGGACACTATGATACAACGCCTTCACCTAATTCATTAGCAGGTGGTGGTGCTGTAAACTTATTTGGCCAAGGTGGAGTAGCCGCAGGTGCGGCAGATATCTTTGGAGATATAACAAGTGGTCAAGCATTTAGTTCTCCGTCAAGTTTCTTAGGAACAGTTTTAAAAACAACTAGTGTACTTGGTAATGCAAAAGCATTATCTAAAGAAGGATTAAAACAAGAAGGATTCGGAATATTAAAAGATCAAATTGGTGCGGCGGCAGGAATTGATGTAAGTGGTGTTGCCAACACAGCATTTCCTAAGACAGCAAGTTTAAGTGGTTTCAATGATATAACAAAAGCAGTGGCAGGTGTAGCCGGTGCTAGTGCAGTTGTAAAAGCAGTAAGCGGAGATAAACCTCTAGGATCAATAAGTACTTTCTTAGCTAGTAACCCAGGTGCATTAGATAATCTAACTAAAGCAACAGTATTTAAAAAGCAACATCTAAATGATAAAGGTGAGGCAAGTCCAAATGCTATAACAACTGCTTGGAATAATATAAGTAGTAGTGCCAAAACGGCGTACAATAATATAACAAAAAATAATTTACAAACCCATAGTAAAAGTGGGAACGTGGACTGGACATAATGCCTAACTTACCTATAAGCCCAAAAAACACACAAGAAAAAGTTGCTAAATTCTTTGACGAATATTATTCAGCACCTTTAGAATTTCCATCAAACGAAGTTGATGCAGTAATAGGTTTTTTTGAAAACAGAGGATTTGAAAAAATTTCTGCACAAACAGTTGGCTCAGTATTAATGAGACAAGCAAAAATTGATAACATTAAAATATTTGAATTACTAGATACATTAAAAGGCTTTGATGAAATACAACTTTCAAAAGTAGTAACAGAAGTCTTAAATTACAATAGACAAAAGATGAGTTCTTTAGGCTATAAAATAGATCAATCAGATAGTAAATTAGAATCACGAAACATATTGGTGTAGTACTATGCCAAAGTTTGCACAAGGCAGATACACATTAAAAAATCCTACAAAGTATTTAGGAAACAAAACTCCATTATACAGATCAAGTTGGGAATTCGCATTTATGAAATTTTGCGATGAATCTCCTTCTGTTATGAGATGGTCAAGCGAAGGCGTAAAGATACCTTATAAAAATCCTTTGACAGGCAAGATGACAATTTATGTTCCAGACTTTCTAATACAATATACTGATGCCAAAGGAAAGACACACGCAGAACTAATAGAAGTAAAACCTGAAAATCAAAT